TTTAGATAACGCTTCTTCACTCTCAGCAGTACTTTTCTTTACTGCCTCGCCCATTGCTACTAACTCATCTAATGACTTGTTGATAGACTCATCTAACTTGTTTACGTTAGCCATTCTATATACCTCCTTAGTTTATAGCCTTATTAATGAAGTCCTCGGCTTCTGCTCTAGAGTAGCCTTTAGTTAACTGTAAGTATACAATTGTTTCTCGTGTAGTTAATGACTTCTTAGCAAGTTTCTCTTTAAGAATTTTCTTCTTCTCATCATTATCTATCACATACGACAAGTTCTTTAAGTCCTTGTCTAGGCTTTCCTTACGAAACGTTTCTCCACCTTCCATATCCTCTGGGTTAGTTTCATAACCTGCGGATAAGGCTTTCTCTACCTCATCTATATGCATATGAGATGGTGCATTGAAGGACTTAACAACCGCTTCCCATGAGGTATGGGTATTAACTGGGTTGGTTGTAATTGCTACATTATAAATTTTAGCCTTTAGGATACGACTTCCATCACGCTCTAAAACCTTACCCTCAACAGAGAAACCTACTTTCCTAGGAGCGTTAGACTTCTTAAGGGCTATAGCTAACTCCCAAAGTCTATCTGCCTGTGGTATTCCCTTGAATAACTCACCCTCAACGTATAATCCTCTGTCATCCACTCTACATGTTGGATAAGGGTAACCCATGATTATACTGTTGTCGTGGTCATAGTTGAAATAGCCATGATTTAGGAAGTCGGATATGTCTAAGCCCTTTTGAACCATAGACTCACCCTGTCTATCCTCATCTTCAGTAGAAGCATAACCTCTGATAATGCGTTTGCCCTCTTCTGAAGACTTCTGTATATCAGCATCTGCATTTACGCTAAACTTAAATAAATCTGCCATCTCTTCACCCCCTTGTATCTAAAGTATAAAATCAGTTATAGACCTTATAACACATATACTATTGTTGAGTATACTGTTGGTCTATAGACTGATGTATTTGGTCATCCTCTTGTGCCTGCTGTATCTCCTCTGGACTTTGCTCCTCTGGTGGCTCTTCTCCTGCTCCTGCGTTAGGGTCATTAGGGTCACCTTGTTGCTCTGCCTCTTGTGCCATTTCCTTTTGCATTACGTAGTTTATAAACGTTGGGTCTAGGATAACATCACCATTTTCAATAGGTTTCATACCACGTTGTTTACGTAACTCATTGATAGTCTTGAATGAGCGTACCTGTTTATCCTGTACCTCAAGTCTAGATTTCTCAGACTCTTTATCAAGCCCTACAAAGTTGAATATAAACTTGTTAGAGAATCTACGGATAATATAGCGATTAATTACGTTAGCTATAAAGCTTAACATTGGTCTTAATCCTTTATCCTTAGAGTTTTTAAGGCGGTCTTCAATACCACCCTCACCTAATCCTCCACCAGAGCCACCTGCACCACCACGGTTAGGGAAGTTTATCTCAGCAGGGTCAATTTGATATACTGCACAACAGATGTTGATAAGGTAGTTCATCCACATCTCGTACTCCATCTCTCTGTTAGATTGAGATACGTTAACGTATTCTAGTCCATCAACAGATACTACAGGAGTCTTCCATGCACCAGTCATACCAGCAATTTGGGCAGTCCACTGTCTACGGAAAGCGTCTAACTGTTCCTTACTGATATTCTGACCTTTGATATTCAAGATACCTTTTGTAGTACCCCCTTGAGAGAAGTACTTAGAGTTATACTCTTCTGCCCATAGATGTGCAGTTATTTGGTGTATAAGAATCTCTAGTTCAGAATGACCATACGGCTGAACATTGATATCGGTTCTAGGATTACGTACAGCAAATGCTAGTTCCAACCCTGTAAACTCAGCTATGATAGAGCCATTCATTATCTGTACAAACTTAGTAGACTGGCTATTACCTTTAAAGTCAGCAAATGTAACTCCTGTCTCTGGTGTAGGGTCATCCATCTCTGCTGCCCTAATAGTAGAAGCATCTACTGCATATACCTCTGCTGGTAGTCCTCGTCTGTCAGGTACTACCTCAAAGTTAAGTTGGTCATAAGTTAGGGAGTCCCTAGTCAGCTTACGTAACAGTGTATCAAAGTTATCTCTACTAGGGTCATACGAGAAACCACAGTTTTCTAAGAATGACTCTAGAGATAGAATCATGCTCATCTCTTCATCTGTAGGTGTTGCTTTAGGGTCACGTAGAGTTATCTCAAACCCTACCCCATCTTTAGTAAGTCTGGCTGGTTGGGAAAAACTAGCCACTTGGTTAACCCGTGTTGTAATAATAGAAGCAACCACTGAATTTCGTACTGCCATCTTCTTCAATGTATCGAATGTTAATGATGATGGTTTATCCTTGAACCCTAGCTGGGTTACTAACGATAATGGATCTTCTATAATAAACTTAGGGTCACGTGCTCTTTCAGATTTCATTATGTCTTCTTGCTGACTCATAGACTTTGATAAGTCCACAGAAGAGTCAGAGTATTCAGGTATATTTACGCTTAGTAAATTACCTAGTGCGCTCCAAAGCCCCATTACTAGCACCTCCTACCATAAATTAAAAGGGGTATACACATTATTCTCTTAGAATAAAATTCAGAAAGAAAATAAAAATAGCATACACTTACGTGTACGCTACTTACCAAGAGACATATTGTCACTTGCCTTATTATCTTCTCTGGTCTGCTTAGCCTGTCCAAATGAGCCATGCTTATCCTTCTTCTTGTTATCCTTCTTCTTATCGCCTTGTTGTTTACTCTTCTTATCCTTTTCATCCTGCATACGCTTTTTCTTCTGTTCCTGTAGCTTCTTAGCGTACTCACCCACATGAATAACATGCTTAGTACCCTCAGAATGACCCTCCATTTTCTCTTTCTCTTTTACCTTCTTCTTACGTGCACGTTTATCTTGGGTAGCTACTTTCTCAGCTTGTTCCTGATTCTTCTTAGCTTCCTTACGTCTTTCTCTTTCCTGCTCACGTAATAGTACATCTTTCTTTTCTTCCTCATTCTTCTTAGCGTGGTCTGCAAACTCACTACGTACCCACTGTTTACGAGTTATAGTTCTGCCATCCCGTACATAAGTAAGTATCTGTTGTACTAGTCCATTACGGTCACTCTTACCTTTCTGAATGTCCATAAGTTTAGGGGATATTACTAGCAAAGTGTCATCATTCATGATAATCCTCCTAATTTATAATATTGAAATCGTCTACTATTGATTTCTCAATAGGCTTGTCTGCTTTACTGTTCTTGTCCTTCTGCCCTAGGAAATCCTTAGACATCTGCCCAGACCAGTCCACGTGTACTCCAGTATGGTGAAACATCTCACACAAAGCCATAGACATTGTATCTTCATTGGCTTTAGGGGAAGCATAAAGCTTCCTCCTAGAACCAACAACATCAGGGTCTGTATTAGGGTTTGCTACTGTAAACTCTCGTTCAGTGTCTAAGTAGTCTTTTACAGCCTTCCTAACTTTAGCATCAGGGTGGCTCACCATAGCTTGACCATCTTTGCTATATTTTACCGTACCCAATTTTCCGTCTTTGTGAATAACTACCTTCATGCCTTGCTCCCTCCCAAATCAACGAATAAGCCTAGAGATTTTTTAGCTGAAGTTCCATGTTGAATTGACTCTGTTCGGC